GCTATTTATTATAATAATGCAGCAATGATTACCACTGAGTCACACACTATACAAGAATTCATTAATATCGGAAATTCTATAAGTGATAATGCTAGTTATCCTTCTATTTCTTATATAGAAACTAGAGATGGATATGAGATGATCATCAAAAATATACTAGATGATTATATGGAAGAAATAATGGAAGAAGCATTAGAAATTGAATTTTCTCCTAAAGATATAGAAACATATAAGTTCAATCCAAAGATGCTTTCTTATAAAATATATGGCACTACCAAATTATATTACGTTATTCTTAAAATGAATAACCTCTGCAATGTTCATGAATTTACTATTAGTAAAGGGAAATTGTTATTACTTCCTAAAAAAGCATTGTCTCAAATTTTATCAATCATATATAGCAGAGAATCAATGGCTATAAGTACTTACAACAAAAATCATTCTAGAGATAAACTTATCAAACCTATAGAAAAGTTTATTACTAAATCATACACTCCTAGATCTATTATAGACTCTACAAAATAAAATTAGAATTCGTAGTATGGGATTGCTCCCATACTACATTTTATTCTTTTGTTATAGGAGTTATAAAAATTACTTCTTTAACTTTCTTCTTATTAAAGAACGAATTACCATCATCGAAATCAATCATAGGCTTTAGTTCTATTTCTTTAGTATCTTCTATCTTAGTTTTCTCAATCCTATTTTCTATAGGAGGAGTTATATAATTTTTAGTTATATCTTTCTTTATAGAAACCTTATTAGGAACATTATTATCTACAACTCCTACAGGTACAGCATAATTTAATGCTTCTAATCTTTTTGCAGGGTTGTTCATAGATATATGCTCTGTAGTTCCAAATTTAGAAGTAACCTCTTCTATATCTGTACAAATTAAAGATTCTTTATATGCAGGTTTTATCTCATATATATCTTCAACCAAAGCTACAGATTTTGGATAGAAAGGTTGGAATAACGAATCTAATTTAAAATTAGAAGGAAGTTTGTATCTATGTTTTGTCATCTTAATACCAAGATACTTATTTCCTTCCCTATCGAATTCAGGAACAATAATAAAGGTAGCATCTAAGTTTGTATCTATTCTAATAGATTCGCCAATATTAGATCTTCCAAGCTTCTTAATAGAATCTAATTTATTTGCATTTCTTCCTTCATCGATAATCTTCATAGCTTCTCTATTTAACTGAGAAGCTGTTATTACAGGGATCTTTTTGGTCATTGCAAATGTTTTAAAATCATTTACAACAGTACCTAAATCCTGATATACATCTTTCGTTACTATACTAGGTTTAATACGCATCATATAATCTTGTAAGAATGCTATAGTTTCAAATCCCTCATCTTCAAGATCTTCTACAATCTTATACATATACCCAGTATCTACAGAATTTACAGGTTTGTATTTTATAAACAATTCTATAGAATTCTTATTATCAGGATCAAATTCAAAACAATGTTCTTTGAATTGTTGGATTGCATCTTCAGGAGTTGCACAAGAATCTAAAGATTTACCTTTGGTCATAATATGGAAAAGAGATGATACAGTTTCTACCACAAGATTTTCCATAGTTAATAACACAATACAAGGTTTCTTAGACTTATCTTGTACCATAAAATCTTTATTATATTTCCATAACTGATACATTATATTTTCCAGTGTTGTTGTTTTACCAGACCCAGATGCACCAAAGAATGAATAGACTCTTTCTTTTTGAAATCCTCCACCAAGCATAGAGTTTAATCCCTGCATTCCAGTAACAAGTTTATATGAAGGACTTGTTACATATTTATGAATATCAGGAATAGTTTGTTCCATCTCTGATAATCTAAACAATGTATCTGCTGAATCTTTGTTTATTTCATTTCTTCTTATTTCAGCTTGTAAATTATTTAAACTTTCTTTAAGAGATCCAAAGGTTGTATTCTTCCCTCTAAAATCAGCTGCTAAATAATCTTGTAATACTTCATCTAATTCTTTGGCTTTTACTTCCATAAGAATATTATTTAGCATCATAGAAACAGTTTGTTCTATATTATATACTTCATCATTAGACATTTCTGTTGTAATGGTATTATCATTTTTTAAAGTCGATATATCCATTACCATATCTATATTTGCAAGAACCATATCTCTATTTCTCAATCCCTGCATTCTATTTTTTAAGATTTCTTTTAAAAAGTTAAACTTGATGATCATGTTTTGATTATTATCAAAATCATCATTTGTAAAAGAAGACATGAGTCTATTTAAAGACGTAATAGCATGTGTATGAATATGATCATTTGTAGATAGTGCATATCTACAAAACATATTAAGCATGGGTTCCTGCAAACCCACAGAATTTATCTTAGTTTGTCTTCTATTAGATTTGTAAGATACTCTCCTATTAGAATAATCAGACATTGTAGACTCCCCATATATAATATTGTATTTATATGTTTCTGCCTTAGAGATTTTCAATATAAGACATAAAGTTTATGAACTTATCTACAGTCCAGAAATCATTTCCTTCTTCTTGATTTATATACTGGATTAATTTCTGTTCAGGAGAAAGATTTTTATCAAAAAGATAATTATATTTCATATAATCTTTATTGATAGTATTTAGTTCTTGTTTGATACGTTGTTGTTCAAAGTCTGTTTCTATCTTTACATTATTTTTATTTCGATAGAAATTCTTGAGAAGTTCTACTGTTCTAGGATTGTTTTTAGTAATTATAATTCTAAGATAATCAATCCTCTCACTAGATAACTTTCTCAAATAATCGATAATGGTTTTAGGATCTTGATCTATCATATAATCAAGATTGATTGTATCATATCTAAATGAAGTTATAGGTTCAAAATGTAGTAGATATTTTCTTTCTTTTATATTATGAATAAGAATAAAAAAACCTTTTTCTTCCTCTTCACCAAATTTATATCTAAGAGGAGATCCACTATAATGGAAATCCTCTTTAAATGTTCCTCTTATATGAACATGACCAGATATAATAGGTCCTTTACAATTACCAAAGTCTTCTATATCAAATACAGGCTCTCTATTTGAATTGAGATCTCTTTTATCTTTTCCATAAATAGATCCTTTAAAAGTTCCATGCATATAGCAGGCATCATATAATCCAGAATGAACCAAAAAAGTATTATAGTATGCTTCTCCCATATTATACATTTCTGGAATACACAATATTTTCTTTCCTTTTATAAATAAGAATTGGACTTGGTTTACTATTCTAAGATCACATCCTTGGTTTATAAAAGGAACAAATATTTTTAATTGATCAGCATCATGAGAAGCTGTACCACTTATAAGAATTAAAGTAGCATCTTTTGCTTTACAAATGTTTATAAGACGTTGTACAAAAGATATTGCATATATTACAGCATCTGAATTTGCCATAAATTTATGATCAAAGATATCACCATTAATAGATACGATATCCAATACATTCATTTTTTCAAGATAATTTAAGAACTGTTCATTTAATATTTTATATTCAGTTGCGGGTTCTATAGTACCAAAATGAAGATCTGCTATATGAGCTTCAACAAATGTTTCTTTTAAATTGGTAAATTCGATTACTTGTTTCATTTTTTCACCTCTCATTTTTATAGTATACTACTATAAAAATAGTTAGAGTTAGATAGTATGGCTTTTATGCCATACTATCATCATCTATTATGATATTGCTACTAATACAAATATTATATAGAGATATAAAGATCTCTATTATATTCATAGCTATCTCTGTAAAACTTTTATATTCATTCTTAGCTAACTCTTTACTGTACTGATAATTAGGATTTATGATAAATCCCTTATTATCTATTTTAAGATGAGTATAAGAATCTACAGGAGCTGTAGAAGTATATAAAGCATCATAGCATTTATATTTTATTTCTTCTATATAAGAATCTCTTCCACCTGTGTCTAAATGAACTTTTATTTTTGTATATCTTTCATCATCTAGATTGAAAAACCTACAATTATTACTAAGAATGATTATATCTGTAATTTTATCAGAATTCCCTTTTATACCATATCTAAAATCTATATTGACCTTATCTCCAAATATATTATGAATAACTTCATCTTTTTGAACTTCAAATAGTTCACAAAACCATAAAAACCATACACAATATTGAGTTATATAATACATGAGGTTAGTAGGGTTCTTTGATATAGTGTTATATATCTTATTATTCCTTCTAGTTATCTTTAAAAACAACAATCCTAATTTAAATTTACCATAATACCAATTATAAAATTTTCTTTTTATAAAATTAGAAGATTCTGATTCTTGAATTTTCTTATGAGAGTTTATAACCTTGACAAAATTATTTATTAAAGAATATAACTCTTCTTTTTTATAGCTATTTATTAGACTTGATTTTTTCATCGAGAACACCAAAGTTTTCCTCCAAATAAGAGATATGATAGTAACTGTACAACAAACTTAAGAAAGTTCTTTCACATAAATCAAAATATGATTTATGCTCAGGTATATTAAAGTCTAACACGTATTCTCTATATTTTAGTTTATATTTATCTATTTGGAGTATGATTACTCCATCTATATTTATATTCTTTTCTTCTCTTAGGACTTTTGAATAGGCAGCTAGTTGAAGATAATATTTATAGGTTACATGGTTAGAAGTTTTAAAATCTACAAGAAAAATACGACCATTTATATCTAATAAACAGTCATATGTTCCTCCATACCACTCACAGGTTAGTTTTTGTTCTTGTCCTAAAATGGTTATGGTATTTCCATTGTTTATAGATTTCCACCATTCTTTAAAAGAATTCATAGGAGTTTTAGGGATGTCTAAAGGAAGTTTTTCTCCTTTTAAATAATATTCTATACCAGTATGAACTCTAGTACCAAAATTAGCTGCTTCTTCTAAAGCATCTCTATATCTTTTCTTTCTAAATCCAAGACAGTTAGCCCAGTTGATTATCTTTTCTTCATTGATCATTTTAGAGATAACTTCTGTTACTCTAGGTACATTTTTACCATTATATGTATATCTATCATTAGAGGTTATCTCTAAATGAAGATCTAATATATCTTGTAAGTCCATTTATCTCTCTCCCCTTATATATGCTTAATAAATTGTTTAAACCATCATATAATTCTAAAGGGGACATTAAAATAACTACTTAGATTATTTAATAGGAGGATTTATTTAACATGGATAACAAGGACTTAAAGTCTTATTCCGACTCGTATTTTTACAAACAATATCCTAAATATCAGAAGATATTATTGGATGCTCTCATGAATGATCCTATTATAGATAAAAATACAGATGAATTTAATACAAACGTAATTGGAACTTTAAAACATCAACGAATTGAAGAACCTTTGATTCGTATTCTCAAATCTACAAATACTGTTCTTTTAGATTGTGATGCTCCTCTTCCTAGATCTTTCAAAGTATTCTGTGCTAAAGAAATGAAAGGTAAAGATAGAGGAAAGGTAAAAGCATTTATTGATACCTCTACTTGCATCGTGAAATTATCTAATGGAATTGATTATGATATCAATAGCTTAGCTCTTACTTCTTACCTTATCAATGCTGGGGTTTCTATGATTTATCATAAGAAGTTTGATATTTTCTTAAGAAGAACAAACTTGCTTCTTCTTTTGGCAACTTGCTTTGCTAAGTCATTTACTCATATTATTGATTACCTTGCAAAGATTTCTATTCAGGAATCCAATAAGAATAAGTTAATGTATCTTGCAGCAATGTACTTCTTAAAAGGCATTGTTCAATATGACGATGATAAGCGTTGCCGTGAATATGCAATTAGGATTGGTAATGTATCTCCTAATGAAGCTAATATTCTTGATATCTTGATCGAAAAATCTGCTAAAGGTAGAAAGCATTCGGCTAAAGATTTTATTGATCCGTATGATAATATCAAAGTATTTGTAAATTCGATGAGAGATACTCTTCATCTTAATGATAAGACAGTAACTCTTGATTTAGTAGTAGAAAAATGGATGATGCAATATGGCCCTGGAACTGTATTTGGTATGGAATACTTCCCCGCTTTCTCTGCTATGATTACAGATGCATACGTTGGTGGATATTTGAATAATCAGAAGACTATTGAAAAGATTTGTGGAAAAGATATGGTAGAATATACAAAAGACGTTATTTCTACCTTAGGAACAATAGCATAAACTTTAGAGGGGATGTATTATGTCAAAATATTTATTGAACCTCCATTTCGATAAAACTGGTTGTAATAATACTGATATAATAAATATGGGTGGAGTATCTTTTGAAGATACTTCATCCATTATCCACGGATCTACTTGTGCTTATTTTAAAGGATATGATAGATCTGCTGGATTAATATTAAAAGATACCAGTAAGATTAAATCACATATTAATGGAAACAACGATTTTACCTTATATTGTAAATATAAAATAGATAAGAAAAATATAGATAAAGATACAAAAATCCCGTTATTCTCTTTCAAGAATAACGATAAGTTTGAAAGTTATGTATATATAGAAAATGCAGAATATTTTGTAGTAAGATTATCTGAAACAGAAAAATTCTATTCTTCTGTATGTGATTTTACTTTCAATAATAAATGGCATTATTTTACAATTACTAAAGATGAAAACATCTTTAGAATATTTATAGATGGTTGTAATGTGACTTCCAATAATATAACCAAAGATATCAACTTTGGGGATGAATTATATATTGGATATGGCGAAGATAATCTTGGTAATGTTTCAACGTTTAATGGAGGATCATTAGATGACATTACAATTATTGACAGTTGTTTATATAGGGATTCTTTTATTCCTCCTACTCTGTATATAGGGACAGAAGATACTATAGAAAACTATTACAGATTAGACGAATCTAATATTGTAAATAATAATCAATTAGAAGAAGAAACTCAAGATCTAATTGATAATAAAATGGAATCTACGGCTTATCTTTTAAACGAAGCTCAACGAGGATACCTCCCTCAAAGGGTAAGAATTACTTGGTTTGAAGATAGAGAATATTTTATAAATAGAGATATAGAACGGGTTTCTAAATATAGAAATTATACTGTAATAAAAATAAATAATGTTCATGAAAATGAATTAGGATTTAAAAATTCTGAGTTCAATGAAGGGTTGGCATACCATCTTTTGTTAGATAAAAAAATAGATGGGTTTATGCTATTTGTAAATGGAGAATTTATCCCTCTATCTAAAATTCAAATTATTAAATCTGATGAATATTATACCCTCATTATTCAAAATAGAGATCCTAATATCAAAGGAAAGGTAACTAAAGTAGAATTTGTAAGATTGCCTTTCCCAATCATCTATGAAGAACTAATAGGAGAAAGACCTGATAATATTCCTATATACAAATTTAATATCCATGGTAAATTCGATTCTGGTCAAAATGCAATTTACTTTTATTATATAGATAAAGAATCTCCTTTAAACTGTAATCTAATAACCAATGGTATCTATGAACAAAATCTACCATTGAACTTTAAAGAAAGTACTTTATCTGATTCTAACGTATTAAAGCATAGCTGGAGATATGGTCAATTTGAAGAAAAAAGAATTGTAGATGATACTACGGTTCAAATGTACTTCCGCTCGTGGGATCACAGTTATCTTTCTCCTGATGATACAATAATTTTATATAATAATGGAGTACCAGTAGATCCTGATTCATATAAGATTATAGGTGATGATCTTATAGAATTCTTAGATTATAATAATATCGATGGTATTTACAATAATCTATTTTCTATGGATATTTTAACCTTTGATGTAAACCAAGCTAATGATGAATTTATATCTACTACCTTATTTAAATTCGTATCAAAACAAGATGGAACTATATCTATTCCAATATCTAAAAATATAGATATCTCTGATAATTATCAGATTGTGGCTTCCTTCTTTATAGGAGATAAGTTTATACCTCCTGATCATTATTATACAGATCCTAAATCAAATTCTATCATCTTGGTAAATCCTAAAGATGTAGTAAATAATGGAGAGATTGCACTTATCTATTTTGTAAAAGTTCTTAAATCTTCTCAGTATGGTAAAATTCATATCAAGCCTATTCAAAATAAAATAGTAATAGAAGAAGATACTCCTTCTATTATACTTCCTAATGATATGAATTATGATCTTACCAATTTCACAATTTATGTAGATCAAAAACAATTACTTCCTAGAGATTATATTGTAGAAAGTAATAAACTTATATTGTTTGATAAGGATGCTACTTTTAAGAAAGATCAAACAATATTGATTATGATCTACAAATTCGTAGATGAATATGAAGATCCAAGAACTACAAGATATGAAGTTATTAAAAATCAATTATCTACAGGGAGAAGATTTATTCTTTATGATTTGAATATAGATAAGAGATATAAGATAACTCTTGATAATATAGTAGCATTTGATCAGAATGGTACTTATACTCCAGATTTATTCGGTCAAATATATAATAGAAATATTATAAAATCTATCTACACTGGAGATCCATTAGAAAGATTCCCTTCATATATTTCTTGTATTTGGTTAAAAGATTCTTTATCAAATGAAGCCAATGCTATTCATCCAACTAGTAAATGGTTTATAAATGGATATATAGGACTGTATGAAGAATTCTATGAAATGGATGAAAAGTTCAAGGAATTTATGGATGATTTTAATGTAAGATATTATAAGGATAAGCATTATGGAGAAAACTTAGCAAGAGCTTTAGATTATATGGCTTGCTATCAACAAATGAAGTTTGATCCTGTTTATGAAAAAAGAGCTACTGCTTATCGTGAATCTTATAATGTTTTAAAATTAAATAAAGCCGTTCATCTCAATGACTCAGGTCGATATCAATATGATATGGAAAGAGATGACTTCCATGATAGATATTATAGAACGTATCCTATCTATTTCTTAAATGGATCTCTTCCTGAATGGTATGAAGATATTATTTATGATGGAAATAAAGTAAGCCTACAATTAGAATATCCTTTTAAAGGTGGAGATATAGATTCTACCTTTAGTAATACTAAAACAATAGAAGTTCCTATCCCATTCAATTTCTCTGATGCAACTGGAATAGATGGAGAAGAAAATATTTATATTAGAGAAGTAGGTAAACAAACACAGTTTAATACCAACTATTCTGGATCTTGTTTAGTTGATATCTCCGATTGCTATACTCCTTCTTCTAAAGAAACTTTAGGAAGAACTACCATTGATTTTAGTTATGATAGTAGAATAAATCCTTCATCCGATATCAAATATATAAACCTGATAACAGTATATACTAATCTTGGAGAGCCTCTTTGCAATGTATATATTGGAGATGAAACTTCATATAAAAAAGATTTAGCGGTTATAACTAAAACAAACAATTATCCAATGATCAGTTTTAGTCTTAATAGTATTGCTGAAAAAGATAACTTTAGATTGGCAATCAGTTATTCTAATGATACTTATAATATAAGCTTATTTAGAAATGGCAGAAGGATAAAAACAGATATTTCTGCTATGCCATATTATAATATAATAGCTTATAGTCATGGTACTAATTTTAATACAACCAATGCTAACACAGATGATATTATATTCAAATATAGCAAATTACTAAATGATATAAATATAGATAAAACAATAACGAATGGTTATTATTTCCATATCAAATCTAGAACCACGTTTATGTATGGAAGCTATATTAAGTCTAGTATTACAGATAGATTGGAAGCTATAAAATGTAAGAATATTGTAAACTTCTTACAACCTTTAAATTCTAAGATTCTATATATAAATAGAGTAACTAGAGAATTTATATTTAAACTTACTGTTGGTAATAAAGAAGATAATTCCTTTACTTCTACACTTACAGTTCCTACTAAGACTAGAGAATATAATATCAAGTCTTCTATTACAGTAATTAGTAGACTTATAGTTTATAAGAATGCTTATGAAATCACATTCCCTGCAGAAATAACAGTATCTGTTCCTTGGAAACCTACAGATATTAATGGTTTTGTAAGATTATATGTATGGGATTATGTTGATATTCATGACACTAGTGGAGAATCTTATGAAATCTACTCTAGAGTAACTCCTTCATATGGATTTGATGCTAAAGAATTTACATGTAAACTAGAAGTTCCTATAATCATACCTAAATCTTAATGAATAAATCCCCTATGCAGTTAATTCGCATAGGGGTACATATTAGTAATAATTTTTACTTAGGAGGCACAGAAATTATATGTTTACTAAGCTAAGTAAATACAATGGAACTATTAAAATACCGTTTCAATCAAATAATTATAATACTAATAATAATTTTTGGAATTTAGATAGACAGCCGATAAATGATATTATAGCATCTAGAAATAATACCAATACTACTATAATTACAAGTAATATTAGTATGAATCTAGATGATGAAATGAAATTGAATAATATATCAATTTCAGAACTGGAATCTAAAGAAGGATCTTTATATGATTATGAATATAATGATGGTGCAAGGTATTTAGATCTAAATAGAGGGAAAGATACTAATGGAATTTCTTTCACAGGATCATCTGTTATTGATTTATCTTCTGTATATACTAATAGAGCTACCAATAATGATGTGGTTAGAATTGTATTTGATGCTTTGGTTGTTTTCTCTAATCCATACTTTATGATTAGAGAAAAAGATACGTCTTATGATATAATAGATAATGATGTAAATACAATAGATAACTTAGAACCATTTGCATTATTCTCTTTAATAGATAAAAAGTCTACTGCTCCTATATATTCTCTTATTATAGGGAATAAAGAAAGATATTTAAACAATGTTAAAAAATATTATAATACCGATAATTTAATCATAGATGTATTTTCTCCTACAACTGATTCTAAATCTATTAGTGTTAATAGCGGGGATTTAGATATACCAGGAAATTATTATTCTAGTAAATTTAATTTACAGATAATCTTAGAACAATATAAAGGGAATGGATTCTATGTAAGAGTAAATACTATTGATTATAGAGATAAAAACAATAATTTAGATTTGGGTCTTGGTTATGATGTGGATGATAAAAGCAAGTATAAATTATACCCTTATAATATAAACTCAGATAATACAGTTATTGCTTTAAATACTCTTGTAACTGATAATAAAAAGACTACTGATCTTAATTTCCAAAGATATAATCTAGAACCTATGCGTGGGGCTTCTTTCTTTAGGAATGGGTTTATTAATATTGAATATGGTGAAATAGTTAATAAATTTAATGATGTAAATGCTGAAAACTATAAAGATATAAATTGTACTGTTACCTTTAAACAATCTGAAGCTTCTAAGTATAATTTAGTAAATGGATCAGTTAATGTATTCTTTTATCCATTTGATGGTCATGATACATTCTCTTCTGTTACTGTAATCGAAAAAGAAGTATACAAAGGGAAAATAGATCCCTCTAATATCAAAGGTAATGGTATACAACGAATTTCAGATTATTTGGTATTAGATGAACTTAATGAAAAATTTAAAGATCATTGCCATCACTGTAGTGGTATTAAATATGAGGATATGCAATTATTTGTAGAGATATCTGAAAATAATTTATATCCTGTAAAATATATTACAGATTCTAATGGGAATGTAAAAATAGAAGATAATAAATACTATGCCGATCTTCCTGTTTATGTAGGATCTAATAAGCAATTCTTATATCATAAGTACTTTATAAACTTTAATACCAATATATTGGAATTGGAAGAAGAATTTAAAACAGGATGGGATCCTAAAAGATATTTAGTATTTAGAAATGGACTTCTTTTAAACAATTCTATTTATAAGATTGATGTAGCTACCTTTACTAATAAGATAAAAAATAAAAAGTTATATACTGCTGTTACATTTAGACCTGGTGATAGAATAGAAGTATTCTATATCGAATCTGATGATAACTTCTTACATGTTCCTTATAACCATGATGTGTATATGTCTTCTAATCTAGTATACGCTGATGAGAATGAACAATATGTTGTAAATGTTCCTTATCCTTACAAATCTTATCCTAAGGGAGATAAATATTTCTTTGTATTTAATAAAGATGGTATCTATTTAGATAAGAAGAATGATTATACTACATCTGAAGATGGAAGTGCCATTACCTTATTTGATCATTCTAAGTTATATAAAACAGAAGATAGAAATGATTATCTAGTATTTGTATTTCCTTATGTAAGAGCTGAATTTGAAGAAGAAGGAGAACTTCTTGAAAATAAATATATGGGTAATACAGGAATAAACTTTGTTTATTCTTATTCAAAATCTTCTGGGGATGATGGTATAGTATCATTTGATCCTCCTTTTACTTCATATGAATTAAGTAAAAATAATTTCTTACTATTTGGAAATACTACTTATATTAGTAAGGATAGATTTGATCTTATAGATAATCATACTATCAGATTCAATAATGGTGTAGATATAAGACATACTAAGTATGCTAATTATACTATGATCATATTTAATGATATGAAGAATAGTCAATTCAATATGAATAGTGATTCTAATTTTGAATTAGATATTCAACAAATACCTGCTGAATATGATGGACAAACTGTATTTAAATTAAATAAGTTTATAGGCCCTAAATCTTCATTCATTGTATTTGTAGGTAGTGTATCATTAGAACAATCTCAGAAATATTCTTACAATGCAGCTAATAATACTATCTCATTCGGAGATCCTAATTTATATTTTACTAAAGGAAGAAATGTAACAGTAATCTCTATAAAAAATAAAGGATCTGAAGGCGGATATACTGAACGTATAGATTTCGAAGAGAACGAATTACCTATTGTAATTAATAACCGTGTAACCATTCCTAGTAGTTATTTCGCTAATAATATTATAACCAAAGAGAATACTATTATATTTATAAATGGAACCTATATCAATCCTAATAGATATAAGATAGATGGAAATACTATAATTTCTACTTATAGGGCTGAATCTGAATTTAAAGTAGGTAAGACCATCACTATTTTATATTTGTATAAACATAAAGTGTCTTTGAATAATTATGGTATTGAAGGACCTTATGAATACATTGATAAGAAATTTGATCATGATGATATTATGTTTGATGAAATGTATTCAACTCCTATACCTACAGATAAGATCAAAGATGTTACTGTAGATGCTATATATGGAAATCTTACTTATGTAAAAGATTATAGTCATTGGTATTCTAGAAATATGATCTCTGGGACTTTGTATAGCAGAGTAGAATATCCTGTACAACAAGATTTCTTAACTGGATATTTGTATACAGATTATACAGATAGACAAGATACAGATATTATATCAGGTGTGGTAGAAGATTATTATGTAGATTGGGAAAAGGTTTCTCCTAATAATAATACAGATATAGATTTTCTTCATGAAGATATGCCTGGTCTTAAGTATGCATTAATAGCAAACAATGCTACTTCTATATCTATAAGACTTCAACCAAACAATACATTCTCAAGTTTCTTTACAGATAAAAGAGGAGTTATTGGTATACGTTTTGAAGAAGAAAGTAATATTAATATTATACTTCCTTATACATTTAAGGGTATGAGTGATCTTAAATATGTAGATTTCTCTAAGCATTTGAATAAGATAAATTCTTACGCCTTTGTATCTTGTGCTAGATTAAAAAATATTATCTTAAAGGGAACCAATTTAGAAGTTGATGAAAATGCATTTGGGTTATTAAACAATATATTCATTCCTGATACGGCTAAGGTAGCAGATAATGCATTTGAGCCTAATTCCATAATCAATATAACTTTTGACAAAACTTCAAATGAATATATTATGGATAATACTCAAGTTAATAGAAATGCTATAGAAAGTATTTCATTAGACTCTAATAAAACAAGAATCCAATCTTATCAATTCTATGGGTTTAATAAATTAAACAATGTAACTATTCCAAATACAATAACAGAAATATATCCTGCTGCGTTTAAAAATTGTATTTCCTTAAATACATTAACCATTCACAATAATATTTCTTATATTGGAAGCGGTGCCTTCTCTAATACTAAAATAAAAGAAGTTGCTATTCCTAATTCATGTGGAATAATACATAAGAATTCTTTTAGTGATAATACAGAACTTACAAAAGTTACAATTCCCAATTCTATAGATATTATAGAAGAAGGTGCTTTTAATAACTGTAGTAAATTAAAAGAAGTAGTTATAGATGAACCTATAGAGCCTGAATTAGGACAACAAGGAAAAGGTTTAAAGCGTATTGGAGCTTATGCTATAGGATCTGATGTACTTAAGGAAATAACTCTTCCTGCATCAGTTAAGAATATAGATCAAAATGCTTTCACCAATTGTCCTGCATTAAGAACAATCTATATTAAAGAATATCCTCACTCCCATACAGTTGAATTAGTAAATACTGAATCTATGAATAATAAACCATGGGGAGCTGCAGGAGCCACGGTTAAAATAATACAGTAAGGAGTTTATAATGGGTAATATCGTAGAGCAAAACAATGGGAATAAAGTATTTGTTTTTAGACCTAATGATGGAATACCTGAATATATAAATCTTACTGGTATTCGATCTATAAAAGTAGAATGTTATGGAGCTGGTTCTCAAACAAGAGACCCTAATATCTTCTCTAGAGGTGGATATACTAAAGGCATTCTAGATGTAAGTAATATTGATCATCTTTGGGTATTTGTAGGGTGTAAACCTGAAGGTCGTATAGGTGGAAAAGGATTTGGTAAAGGTGGAGATTCTTTTAAACCTAAGAATGAAATGGTTGGTTATGGAGGTGGCGGATCTTCCGCTATCTCCATTTTTAGTGATGATAAAAACTATTTCTATATGATAGCTGCTGGTGCTGGTGGTGGAACTGATTTTATAATAAGAACAAACAATGATGATTATCTTATAAAACCAGTAAAAGGACTAGATGGTGGAGGATATGAAGGAGAACCTTTAAATGAAAGTAATGGAGATCCTGCATTAGAATATAGATGGTATAATTCTGGATATTCTGGAAAGTCTGGCACACAAACTGCTGGCGGATATGGTGGTAGTTTAGATAAGAATTCTATCTCTACTGAATTTGTAAGATTATCTAATGGGTCTAGAAATACTGGTGGTAATGGATTAAAAGAAACCTCAACTATTACCTGTAAAGGTGGAGCTCCTGGTGGTGGAGCTGGTTATTATGGTGGCGGTGGAGGAGACATCAAAGCAGGAGGAGGATCTTCTTATATAAGTGGAGATCCAAATTGCTCTGATGAACCAAATAATGATCATATTGTATTTACTGATACAGAAACAATAGTTGGTGGAAATAATGAATTAGATGGTAAGGTTGTAATAACTGTATTAAAAGCAGATATAGAACCTTATGAAATATATTCCAAGATTAATGTATTTGAATATCATAGTAAATATGATGTAACCATACCATTCCCTTATAAACAATTTACAGAAATGCAATTCTTTATTATAGATAAAGAAGGAAAACTAATTCCAGCTAGATATTATGATCGTATAGATAATTATACTATACGAATCAAAGACAATACTGATTTGCAAATATCTTCCGATAGAGATTTAAAATTTGTATTTGCTCATAATAAAGGGCAATATGCAGTTCAAAAGATGGAATTAAATTTTGAATGCGAAACCAATAAATATCAGTATAATCTATTATCTCCATACTATATGATTCTTGATATAAGAAATAGATTTAAAGTTTTCTTTAATAGAAAAGAATTAGTTCATGGAGTAGATTATACTATTAATATTTATAAAGGTATTTTAAATCTATCAGATTCTATAGATGTTAAGAATGGTGATAGTTTAGATGTAATATGTTTCTATACTGGAACAAAATACAATAAAGCTATTCCAGAACTTCCTATGAGTGGATATATCTATTACAATAAAAATGAAATAGATAGAAATTTAAATAAGAATTTAACAGCTATCTTTGTAAATGGTAAATTAGTTGATAGAGAAGATGAATTAGATATATCTAATACTATCCACAAGATATCAACTGATATTAAATCTAGATATAATTTAGAAGTTTTGAATCTTAGTCCTAAAGTAGATTCATTAGTTCCTAAATTTAAATTAAGGAAAAGTAGAAACAAAGTTCCTAAATATATAAATGAATATATTTATGGAACTATTGATGATTACAAAATAGGAAGCTTCTCTAAAGATATTTTTGGAGGAAAGAATGGAAATGGAGTCATCGAAGTTACATTAGCTCCTAATGTTGTTACTGCTGATATCAATGTATCTAATGCTAAGATGTTCAAAATAGATTATAAAGAATTCTTATTCAATGATCCTATTCAAATGAACTATATTCCAAAATATGCTATACAGATACAACAAGTTCCTCATCAAACAATCAGTGTAGTTTATAATGGAAAAGAATATACCAATGATGATATAATCTATGTATTACGTGGAGATACCATCAATCCTATTATATCTCCTGAAAAAGGATATCGCCCTGGTACTCCTAATATATCAAGCAATACTCCTATTATGGATAACGGAATTCTTACAGCTTCTGATGCTACAGAATTATCTTTTGCTTATGGATTAATTCCTATCAATAGTATAGGAAATAGATATGATGATAAGAGAGATCTTTGGACTCATATTAGAGATAGAGTTATAACTATACCCAATGATGTAGATAGGGTAGTTGTAAACTATACCTGGCACTCTAAATCAGATGAATGGAGTGATGTAAGAGATGGATATGCAACAATGACAGATGTATTGAATAGAATACGAAACGGTGAAACCGTAGCTGAAACATATCCTCCCTTCTCTGGAACAGGTATTTATAATCTAGATACAAAAACTCCTTGGTTTAATCCTTATATCTCTCATACAGATTCTAAATGGTATATTCCTGCATACAATGAATATATTAAAAAACCTGAAGAGTATTCCTATTATATAATTATGGGTGTTACTCCTGGTAAGACTTATAATTTAAGATGCTTCGCTTCTGGTTTTAAGATGCGAGATTATGGGTTTGTAGTAGGATATAATGAAGATATAGCTAAGAGAAGAATAGATATGACTGATTACTAAAAAGATAGAGCATAGGTCTAAGACCTATGCTCTTATTTATTGCTCTAATTCAGGATATCTATAAGATTTAAAACTAGAATGTGCTGCACTATTATTATCTTCGAATCTAATCTTATTAATCATATTTAGTTCTGCATATCTTGGTTTTGTATAATAAACTGGTCTTGTAATAGGAATATCATATAATATTTTATCCCATGCGGTTTCATTATCAGTATAATTGAATGGAGCAGCATACTTTACATTTTTAATATAAATAGATTCAGCTTCTGAATGGTCGGGAAGTTCTACTGGTGGGAACTTTTGAACAATCTGTCTTAAGTCTCCTATTTCAAAATCATCTTCATAAGTAGAATCATCAGATATTTGCAATTGGTCTAATTCATATTCATAATCTTCACTATTTGGGCCATAATCAGGATTGCCAAATTTAAGATTAGTTAAAATAGTTCCTATATTAATATCTGTATTTTCATATTCTACAACTTTTCTTCCATCAAAGAAGAATCTATCTAAACTATGAGCTCCTCTACTAAACATAATCTGATGCCATTCTGTATTAATATTATATGGGTATTCATATAATGATTCACCATTCATAAAGAATGCAGTGGATATTTTTTCAGGGCTATCATTATAATATCCTACAAGGATTTTGATGACGTTTCCTTTATCATCGGAAAACTCCAACCCAGGGATATATTTATTTTTATTCTTATTAGTATCTAATTTAACTACAGCAGAATCATGAAGTTTAAACCAAAAACTAACACAGAATAATCCATCTAGTCTAAGAGTGATATTATCCATATTATACAAATATGAATTCTTTTTAAAGAAAGAAGCAGAGTTATATTTAAAATCTAAATAAGGATCTTGAATACAAGAAGGAGATGAAAATAAAATAGATCCTCCAGATTCTTCTTTGCCCCAGCTATTCCCTATCAATCCATGATCGATTACTCCATCTTCCTTTGTAAATCTTAATGTATTAAAATATTTTCTAGTAGGCATAATATTCTAATCCTCTCCTACAAATTCATCGTCGTCTTTGTCTACTTCCGGTATTACAATTTTATTTTTTATATCACTAGGAATTCCATATATTATCTTTCTATAATATACATTCCCATCTCCATAGATACCATCAGAAATAACCCATTCAAATAATCCTACTCTATTCATTATTTCATAATCTGTAGCAGATTCAAACTCATAATAAATATGATTATCATAATTTAATTTAGGAGCATCAATCTGTAATGAACAAACCACCCCAGAATAGGGTTTTGCTGCCATTGTATCTAAATTTAAGATATGGGCTATAGGAATAGAAATTAAAGACTTATCATAATATGATTCATTCAATACTTCAGGAATCTTTCCGGCTAGAATTGCTGTTTGAGAATTTACAATACTATTATTGGTAGGATGTTTTGTTTGCAATGCTACATTTATAGGACTAGGAGTTTCTGTAATATCATCTTTAAAAAACTTAATCGTATATTTTATCAATGTATCATTTTTCATATGTTCTAATACGTTATGATGTACTAGAGTAATAAACCAGTCTTTATTTTCAATAAGATCTTCATAAGTAAATGGTAATGTTGGATCAGGTATATAATATCTATTATGTTTGATACCATCAGCTACATGGACCATACTATTTAGATCTCTAGGTAAGTATATTTTTTCTTTATTCATATAAAATCACCGTTTAAAAAATGTATTTTATATAAGTGTCAAACTAATACCCTATCAGGAATAACCTGATAGGGTAATAGTATTATTTCGTTTCTTCAACTACTTTGGAAAGAAGGTTGTTAAGAACTGTAAAGGAGAAGAGGATTACAGTAGGAAGGAGGAATCCATCACGGATTTTGCACCAGCCTTGTTCTTTAGCTGCATCTTCTTTAAGTTTAGCAGTATATACATCAACAACTTCTTTAATCTGAGGCATGCCAGATTCTTTCAACCATTTGGTGAAATACTTCTTTGCTTCATCAGTAACAACGTTTTGTACATTATCAATCAATTCACTCTTAATAGAAGTAAAATCAATTTTTTCAAGTACTTTGTTAGCCATTTATAAGCTACCTCCAAATATTAATATTCTTCATAGACAAAATTCTTTGTCTTTATACCATCTTTAAAGCATTCAATAGTAACAGAGCTACCTTTTAAGAAGAATACGCTTCCATCAATAACTTTACCATTTGCTTTAAAGGTAATACCTTCTTGAGGTTTTACAGTAAACATCGAAACCTTCTTGTAAGAATCTTCAGTAGTAGATCCATCATCTGCAGGTACTCCTTCTTCAGTAAGTTTCTTAACCTTTTCCTGAAGCTTTGCAATATCTGCATTCAAGGTACCAATCTGTTTTTCTTGTTCAGAAGTTTTATCTTGTAATGTCTTCTTTTCAGTATTAGCTTCATCTAAAGCTGTTTTTGCTGTTGTATAATTTTCTTTAGTAGAATCTAATTCTGTTTGAAGAGAAGTTACTTTTTCACTAGCTGTTTTGAGTTCTGCTTCCTTCTTATTAAGATCAGCACTCATATCAGAACATTCTTTATTCTTTTTAACAAGTTCAGAACTAATATCTGTATTCAACTTATTTAAACTAGTGATCTGTTTTTGCATATCATCTACTTGTTTTTTACAAGCATCGAGCTCTTTAGATAATTCTACTACTCTATCAGTCATAGTATCATCAGACGGAGGAACTACCGGATTTTCAGCAGTAAAATGTGCAACCTGATCCTTGTATGTCTGAAGAGCAACACTCAGGTTATTAAGAGCATCAATTTCCAGTTTTTCACGTTTAGTCAAATTTTCAAAACTTGCTTTAAGTTCATTATATTCTTTAACTAAACCAGATCCACTAGATTGACCTTTGCTAAGTTCATCTACTTTGGCTTGAAGTTGTTTAGAAAGTTCAACAACTTTCTTATATCGAACTTCCAAAGCCCTATATTGAGCGGAGGTGAAAGTAGGCATTTTTATAAGTCCTTTCTAATCAAAAAATATATACTACTTACTTAATAGTTTCTACTATTTGTCAGCTTCTTCTGCTTTCTTCTTTGTAGCAGTTTTACGTTTTGTTGCTGTAGTAGTCTTCTTCTTAGTAGTAGCAGAAGTGGTTGTTTTCTTTTTTGCAGTAGTTGTAGTAGAGCGTTTACGAGTTGTAGTTTTCTTTGCAGCAGGAGCTTTTTCAGCTTCTACTTTCTTAATTTGATCTTGAAGCTTGAGAGATACTTCGATTTGTTTATTTAATTCTTCTTGTTTATCTTTAGCAGCTTTTTCTGCAATTTCAATCTTACCTACAATTTCTTCTTTCTCTTTCTTAATAGCTTCAATTTCTTCTGTAAGAGCTTCAATGGTTTTGTTCAATTCTTCAATTTCATTTTGAGCTTTTACCAATTTACTTTTTCTTGTCAATCCTAACATGTGATTCTCTCCTTTAAAAAATATAAAATAAAATTATTTTATTGTCTTAGATCTAATTACTCTGAAGGAGGTTGCACGGGACTATTTGCTGGAGCGGCATGCAACGACACTATAGTGTATCCAGGCTCATTTGTTGCTGAAATATTAACTCTTTCACCATAAGGAACTCGCACTGTTGTTCCATTAGCTGCTATATTATTTATCATTATTGTAGCCCCTCTGGATGCACTTACATTAAAATTTACGTAATATTGTTTGATATCTTCAATAAAGTAAATATCACCAATATAGTGTATCTTAAGAATTATATAACCATTGGTTTTTATAATATCATTATTTAATGCTTCTAAAGAAGAGTATTTAGATTCCTTATTAAATACTATAGCATTAGAACCACCAAATGCTAATTTAGAATTACCATAAGTTTTAATAACTATCGTAAACAAAGCAGTAGCTTCTAAATTATGAGCATTGAATCTATCATTTTGTTCTGACGGCTCTTTTGGAAATACAGGAATAATACTATTTATATCCAATGAGCTAGGAAAATTAATAGTAATTGTATTTGGAGTACTTGTATCTGTAGATCCAGTTACTCCATAAGTGGTACATCTAGATCTTCTAGTTACATTATCAGGAAAAGTACTAGATACTACAAGATTTTCAGAAATGTCCAATGTTCCAGTTGTAGGAGAAGCATATGCAGGGTGCACATCGATATTATTAATAAAATCCATGTATTGAACGTCTTGTTTTAAATCAGATACTTTCTTAGGAAGTTCTGCTTTAGTAGCATAATTAGTAAGATCAAGAGATTGGCTTTGTCCACCTAAACGTTCCCAATTATTATTTACATGGATATATTCATCATACATATTTTCCCCAGATCCACTGCCTCTTACAAGATAAATAGTAGCATCATCTATATTAGAAGTGGGAAGAGCTGTTACTACTTCTATTTTAAAATTAGGGATCTTTTTAATAAGATCATTAATTTCTTTCTTTGTGTAAGCATCTATATTTACAACTTTATTTACAGGAAACAGTTCTTTACCAGCTAAATTTATCTTTTCAATCTTATTAGCTTGAGCAGACATTTCTACTGTAGAAAGTTTCCCTTTTTCCTCTTCTGTAAAATTGCTTTCAGATAACCCCATACCAGGAGATTTAGTAACAAAGATGCGTCTACATTCCGAAAGAAATGTTTTTAAATTATCTAAATTAAGAAATTTACTCATTATGAATAATATTCCTTTCTATATATTAAATTTGGAAAAAGTCCGGTACTGATTCGGACGGAGCAAGAATAATATTTACAGCAAAGTTATCTAATTCTCCATCATTATTATTTAAGAAATTATATCTAGAAAAGCTATTACCGATATCATCAATATTACCAGTATATACTAAAGATCCTGCAGATGCTCTTGATATATTACAATATTTATAAGCAAACTTAACTACATTATCTTTACCAGGAACCTTATAAGGTACTTCTACGATAATAGTAACAGCATTTCCAAGATTTCCAGAATTGGTTTTAAAGGTTACATTAACTCTAAATGATTGACCATTTTCAACTAAAGAAATAGATTTGATTTCTTCTGTCATGTTCAATCTCTTATCGATATTATAATAGCTTACTAAGTTATTATCAAAGATAGCACTCAATTTAATAGCTTTCTTAAACCCATCTTTAAGAGTATAAGTAGTATCACCAACTACATTATCTACTATACTATCAAGTTTATCCGATGTAAATACACCATTAGGAATAAGATCTGCAGTATCTTTGTTCTTATAAATCTTCAATCCCAATTTATCAATATCTAAATTTCTATCCAATTTATTTAATTCATAAGAAATCTTATAATTAGGAATAGAAATAATCTTATCGACTCTATACAATTCAATTTTAATAGGGTCACCATTATTAATAGTAAAATCTTTGGTTATATTTGTTTCCCCAATACTAGATTTTTCATTATTAATAGTATTTACAAATCTCATTGCATAGTTAGGCATGATAGTATCATAAATTCTACTAATAGAAACAGAAGTAGTATTAAACAATGCTAATATTTCATCATTATTATATGCTTCTCCACTACCAATACTGATACTTTGAGATCCATCAAAACTAACTCCATTAATAGTTACAGGATGAGCTAATTTATTAGCAGTCACCGCATTAGCAATTTCTTGAACTGTCCAATCTGTATCTGATGTAGTTGGGTTATTATTTTGATTAGATAAGATATATTCTTTTCTATCATCTAATACATATACACTCATTCCAACTTTACGTTTACTTAAAGGAATTTGGTTTCTTTTAGTTCTAGTTCTAACAATAAACCTCCCTCCTTTAACTTCATTAGAATCTGTTACAGGAAGAGGACCAGAATTTTCAATGAGAAGATTTTGATTATTCACATTCATTATAAATTTATTTACTTCACTCATTGATTTATTTACCTCCAATCAAAGTTAATTAATATAATGTGAAAATAAATAAAATAGAGTAAGTGGATAACCCACTTACTCTATTAAAAATTAGATTATAAAACAATATTTAAATACAAACCAGTTGTAATATTAGTATTAGAAATGAAGTAATAAACATCATATTTCTTATATGCTTCTTTAGTAATCTTTTCTTCAGGGTATTTATGAACAATCTGTCTTTGATAATCCATAAATACTCCTATACTTTCTGCTCCATTAGTTAATTCTTTAGGTAAAATAAAGAATACTGTGTTAAAATCAGTATGAACAGTTTTCCCTCTTAAAATATTAGTTTCAAGAATATTTAAAGAAATTGTTCTTGCTGCATTTCCCTCAACAATGTTTGATATATTTTCAAAACCCTTTCTATTAATGGGAATATCAGATGATGATGAAAAATCAGAAAGTTCTAATAAAGATTCAGCATTTACTTTGGTAGAATTGGGAATATAATCTCCATTATATTGTTCATATGTTCCATCACCATTTGTTCTACTAGCAACAGGGAACAAACCAGAAGCAACGTACATCTGAATTTTATCAGATTTTTCTTTTTCTCTTAAAATATCATCATCAATAGCTCTAATATATATTTCTAATTCTTTAAATACTGAGGAGTTAACCCCTTCTGTAGAGCTAGAAGGATTGTACGGTAATAATACTTTAGCAACAAAAGAGTTATCCCCAAGAGGGAAATTGCCATTAGATGTAGTAGAATATGTAAGCTTAAAGCAAGTAGAGTCGTTGAAAGTATCAACACTACATGTTGAATTCATAGATCCATCAAGAGATTCAAATTTAAGAGGATGAGAACTTGCATCAGTTGAATTCAAGATACTACCATTATCCAAATCAAAATCTTTAGGTAAAGAAATAGGATTGGTTACTTTATCAAAGATAAAATAAACTGTATTGTTATTAGAATCACGATCTACTTTAAGAATATTAATATGAAGTGCATCTAATTTATTAAGAATATCTACTTCTTTATTGATAGTGTCTAATTTAGCAAGTTTAGTCTGATCTTGTTCAGATAACCCATGAATAGCTTGAACTTCTGCCTTTGTAGCCAAATCTCCTTTAGCCGAATTAATACTAAGATTTACATAATCCTGAGTAGCATAACTGTTTAATCTATCGGAAAGATCACTTACTTCAGATTTTTGTGCAAAATGCTTATAAAGCTCATCCTGTTTAAAAGAATCTAGATCTCTTCTTTCCAGTAGATTTCTTCTATTTAATGCATTCATTCCACTTTCTAAATCATTAATTTTATTAAGTTTTTCTCTAGTATCTGATGTGAATGTATCATAATCAGACTTTTCTACAAAAGTTTTACCGCTAAGAGTATCAGTTACTGCTTTGGCTGCATTAGCTGCAGTTTCAATTTCACCAATCTTAGCAATATTCTGTTTATCTGTTAAACTAGGAACTTCTGTTTTAGTAGCGAACTTATTATCAGCTTCAGATTTATAAAGAGTAAATGCAGCATCTTCTACAAAAGTTTTACCGCTAAGAGCATCAGTTACTGCTTTAGCAGCATCTGCTTTAGCTTCGATTCCATCAATCTTAGCGATCTTAGCTTGATCCGCAGAGCTTAATCCAGTTCCAGCCGATGTTAATTCTGCTTTAGTAGCAAATTTTCCTTCTGCTTCAGACTTGTATGCAGTAAATGTATCATCTTCTACAAAAGTCTTATCTTTAACACTGTCTGTAACAGCTTTCATATCTTGCAAAGCTTTTTTGGTTTCTTTATCAGCTTCTTGATAAGATTGAAGATCATGTTGAAAAGCTCTCATTGCAGATTCTGTATATTGTTTATTAGCATAGTTTTTGTAAACATTATCTTTATATGCAGTAAATGCAGAATCTTCTACAAAAGTTTTACCTTTAAGAGTATCAGTTACAGTTTTAGCATCATCTGCTTTGGCTTCGATAGCATCAATCTTAGCAATCTTAGCTTGATCATCAGAACTCAAACCAGTACCAGCAGCACCAACTTCTGCTTTAGTAGCAAACTTACCTTCTGCTTCAGACTTATATGCAGTAAATGTAGCGTCTTCTATGAAAGTCTTATCTTTCAATCCATCCGTTACATTCTTAACTTCAGTGAGAGAAACTTTAGTAGCAAACTTATCATCTGCTTCAGATTTGTATGTAGTAAATGCACTGTCTTCTACAAAGGTCTTATCCTTAATAGAATCTGTAATAGCTTTAGCAGCAGCAACATCTGCTTTTACAGCATTTATACTATCAGCCGCATTCTTAGCTTCAGTTACTTTAGATTCGAATTCATTTAACTTAGCAGCAGCATCTTTAGCAGATTGAATATCCTGTTTTACGTTTTCAGGAAGTCCAGCAGTAGAAACAGATTCAATAGACTGCTTAAGTTCATTGTATTTAGAAGTTACATCCTGAGTTACAGGCTGTAATTTTTCTGTAAATTTAGCATCTAATGCAGATTCTTCTACAAATGTTTTATCTTTAAGAGTATCAGTTACTGCTTTGGCTGCATTAGCAGTAGTTTCAACAGTATCAATCTTAGCAATCTTAGTCTGATCTTCTTCAGATAATCCATGAATATTCTGAACTTCTGCTTTAGTAGCAAACTTACCATCAGCATCAGATTTATAAGTATTAAATGTAGATTCTTCTACAAAAGTCTTTCCTTTAAGTGTATCAGTTACAGATTTAGCGTCATCAGCTTTGGTTTCGATTCCATCAATTTTAGCAATTCTAGCCTGATCATCAGAACTTAATCCAGTTCCAGCAGTTGTAACTTCAGCTTTTGTAGCATATTTAGTTTCTACTTCAGATTTATAAGCATTAAATGCAGAATCTTCTACAAATGTCTTATCCTTAAGAGTATCAGTTACTGCTTTAGCTGCATTGGCTGCAGTTTCAATATCATCAATCTTATTGATCTTAGCTTTATCTGCTACACTAAGATTACCTGTACCAGAAGTTGTAATTTCATCTTTAGTAGCGAACTTACCTTCTGCTTCAGTCTTATAAGCTGTAAATACAGAGTCTTCTACAAAAGTTTTATCTTTCAAACCATCTGTAACAGCTTTGATACTTGTTACATCAGTTTCGATACCATCGATCTTATTGATCTTAGCTTGATCTGCAGGAGTTAAGCTAGCAGTACTTGTTCCTGCACCACTACCAGATGTACCAGCAGCTGCTAATTCTGCTTTAGTAGCAAACTTGCCATCAGCTTCTGTTTTGTAAGATTCAAATACAGTTACATCAAGTTTATTTGTTTTAATCTGACCAATATTTTCTTCATTAGTAGTAGCCTTTTGAGTAGCTGCATTAATCTTTTCAGAAGTGTCGGTTTTGTAAGATTCAAATACAGTTGTTTCAAGCTTACCAGTCTTAATAGCTTCAATAGATTCAGCATTAGCAGTAGCCTTTTGTTCAGCATTACCTGCTTTTGTAACAGCTTCTGTAATCTGTTCTGTCTTTGCTTCTACAGCCTGTTTAGCTGCTTTTACATCTTCAAGAGCATGTTCTACTCGTGCACTCATTTCTTTAACAGAGTCTTCAGATTGTTTAGCTTTATCAAGAGCTGTTTGAATCTTTTCTTCTGTAGTTCCTTTGTCTGCTTTAGCCATTACGTTTTGTGCATTATAATTAGCACAACCACTGAAATCACCAAAAGCTACAGGAGAGTCACAAACTTCTACTACAGATACTACCTGTTTACCAGAAATCTTATGAATAGTGTTTTCTAAACCGCATACTACATAAACATCATCATCCATGTTTACATCAATAGCATTAGGTCCTTTACCAACAGGAATAGTAGTAATATTATTTCCTTCTTTAATAGCCTTAGAAGAAGTTTCAATAATAGTTACTGTATTTCCATCATAGTTAGCAACAATAACGTTACCATAAGAATCATTTACAAGAGCAACAGGACGAGCACCTACTTCAAAATCTACAACTTTCTTCGATTTTAAAATACGAGATACAGTATTAGAACCGGAGTTTGCTACCCAAATAGTATTGCTTGTATCACAAGTAATAGCAGCAGGATTGCTTCCTACATTGATGCTATCTACAACAGTAGTATTTACAATCTTATTTACAATACCACCAAGATCAGCACCTGTCTTAGGATCGATCTTATGAGAAAGATAGCAAGCTACCCAAATAGTACCTTCTTCATCGGATACAAGAGATTTAGGACCAGCTGCCACAGCAATATTCTTAACAACCTTATCTTGAAGATCTTCATTTTCTGTAGCAGAGGTATTTTTGTAAGAAGGAACTTCTACCTTAGAAACAGTATTATCTCCATAGTTTGCTACATAGATATTACCATTGGGATCTTCGCAGCAAGCAACAGGTTGTTTACCAACTTTTACTTTTTGGAAGAGAGTATACTTTCCTTCTCCGACATTCTTCTTGTAATGATAAAGATATCCATTATTGCGGTTTGTGATAAACAAACTTACCTTATCCTGAGATACAGTAATAGATGAATAACCAGGCTTACCAGCAAAAGGATCTTTCTTCCCATGTCCTGTAATAGTTTCTACAGGATTTTCTTCTTTAGGAGTAGTATCTTTAGGATTTACGATACCTACTTCCTTTTCAAGATCAAAAATTTCAGAGGATACATCATTAGAGATCTTTAATACTTTAGCCTTATATGCATCAATTACGAATAAATCATTCGGAAACATATATAGATTACCTCCATTTTTAATAAATAAAAAATTAATTATTTTATTTAAAATAATTAATATGATGTCAGAGTTTATCCCTGACATCATATAGTATTTTAGTGCATATTATCTTAAGAATATTTTCACTATAGTTTGATGATCATGATCTAGACTATCATCAGGTATTTCAGTCATATTTAATTTACAATAATAAATTAAGAGATTTTTATTATCATCACTTAATTTACCTTCGCATAATTCTTTTGGATAATGATCAAAATAATATGTTTTATCATCAAATTGTGCTCTAAGTTTATTATATTTTATAATACCCGATGATTTTTCTTTTAAATTACTTAATAATCTATCATCATTAAATTTTGAATCGTCTAGTGCTATAAATAAATATATTTGATATTCTCTATTATCATTATATGGATTACTTTTTATCAAAGAATTATCCCAAATAGTATTTATTATTTGATAACCATAATTATATTCTATTCCTTCACTTGAATATTTATTATAAATATTATCTATGGTAATTTCTCTTAATCTATAATAATTCACAAACATTAGATCAAACCCAGGCATCATTTCATGAGTTGTTTTCTTTGATTCATCATAATCATTACCAGTATATTTATAGAATATATTTGGATACATTTTCCCATTATAACTTATATAATCTAAAGTATTTGTATCTTTTAAATACATATCTAAAGCAATACCATACCTAAAATTATATTCTCTATAAAATAATCTATCTCTGATATTTTTTATAGAATCTATATTATTATATGCGTATATTGGTTTCCATAAATTATTTCCATCACTGTCATACTCATCTTTTACTCGATATTTACAACTAATTTTTACTTTTTCACAATTGAAAGGAAAATCATCTTTAACAAAATTATCTATTGTGCTATCAGATGCAATTATTTTTAATCTATAATAACTAGATTCTTCATTATAATTTACAGTTAATTTTTTACCATCTTTTTCAAAAGTTATTGGGTTATGCTCTGATGATTGAGGAATATCTTCGAAATCTTTCGGTAATTTTGGGCTATTATTATCATAACTTATAGCAAAATCGATTAAATAATATGCTTTATATATTGCTCCGTCAATTTCTTCTTTAAATTCTATATCAATAACGGTTATAGATAAAGTACCAAAATTATCTTCTATATCTATTCTCTTTTTAAGATTTGCTAAATCTTCTTTAGACATCATATTCTCTTTAAGAGTATCGATATATCCAATTCTAGTTCTATCTTCAGGAGATATAGCATTAGCTTTAGCTTCTTCTATTTTAATATTTGTCTCAGATTTGAAAGTATCTAAATCTTCTTTAGATGCTTTTGATGTATTGATAGTTTCAATACTAGTATTTACTGTATTTTTGAATTCATCAAATTCAGTTTTAAGAGAAGTATTATTCTTTAAACTTTCTATATTTTCTGTGTTGATAGCTACTTTAGATTTAAGATCTTCTATCTCTTCTGATGTAGTTTTTGCTTTTTCTATTATATCATTTAATTCTTTATCTTTTTTATCAGATTCTTCATCTTTAGCCATTATATTCAGTTTATTATAAGTAGCACATCCTGTAAAATCTCCGATAGCTACAGGAGAATCACATACTCTTATAGTGGATATAACTTTTTTATTATATATCTTATAAATAATATTTCCTAATCCACAAACTACAAGTATTTCATCTTTAGAATTAATATCTATAGCATTAGGTCCTTCTCCTACAGGAATAGTAGTAATATTATCCCCAGCAGCAATAGCTTTAGAAGAAGTTTCTATCATAGTAACAGAATTTCCTTCATAATTGGTTACATATACATTACCAAAGGAATCATTTACAATAGCCATAGGTCTGGGTCCTACTTCAAAATCTACAATACGTTTAGATTTTACAATTCTAGATACAGTATTAGATCCAGCATTAGCAACCCAAATGGTATTATTAATATCACAAGTAATAGATGAAGGATTATTCCCTACTACTATCTGATCTACTACAGTAGCATTTACGATCTTATTTACAATGCCACCTATTTCGGTATCATTAATAGGATCTATCTTATGTGATAAATAACAAGCTACCCAAACAGTACCTTCTTCATCAGATACAATAGATCTAGGACCAGCAGAAACTACCATAGTTTTAACTACTTTATCTTGTGCTTCTTCATTTCCTAAGAGTTTAGATTTAAATGTAGGAATTTCTACCTTGGAAACTGTGTTATCTCCATAGTTTGCTACATAAATATTACCGTTGGGATCTTCACAACAAGCAATAGGTTTCTTACCTACACGGATCTTTTGAAATAAAGAAAATTCTCCACTTATTGCGTCTTTTTTATAATGGTATAAATGGTTAGTAATTCTATTAGTGATAAATAAACTAACCTTATCTTGAGATACTAAGATAGATGAATAACCAGAACGTTCTTTCTTCTTAGTAGTATTATCTTTTCTATTTACAATCTTTTCTATTTCTGTATCAGATATTTTTAAATATTTCTTTATAAGATTCTTAGTATTATCATCTATAGATACAAAATCTTTATTATCTGTAACTATATCTTCTTTTTCTAAATTGAAAAGTTCAGTAGATACATCATTAGATACTTTTAAAACTTTTCTATTATAAGAATCTATCACATATGCATCATCGAGAAACATATCAAAACCTCCATATATTTTATATAAAGTCAATTTAATACGATGTCAGAATTCAATCTGACATCGTATTTTTTATTTAAATTACACTATTAGGATTATTATCAATAAAGTCTAACATTAAAATTGTTTGAGGAGAATCTTTACTAGCTATCTGTTCAGGGAATACATGATAGAACAATGATAAGTGTGAATCAGGGGTTATTCTTGATTTAAGGCTTTCATCATCTATTTGATCTAATGGATATTTCTTAAATAAATACAATACACCATTTACCATTATGGGAAGAACGTTAAGAAGAGTTCCTGTACTATCTCTGTCTACATTTTCCTTGGTTCTAACAAATATAGCATTTTTTTCTCCAAAGTATGTTGAGGGTCTTGTAAAAAAAGTACTAACTTTATGCTTATAAGGAGCAATAACATTTTTCTTATCAAGCACATAAGAAATATCAATAGATGCTAAATATGCCCACATTAAATAGTTTGAATCTTCTCCAGGAGGAGAAACTAATTTAGGAATATAATCTTCTCCTACTTTTTTGAAATAATTAGGATCTTCTTTTTTATCCAAAGGATATTTTAAGAAGAAGACCCCAAAAGTACCAGATTCTTGAGGTGTGTTTTGTTGCTCAATTTTTTGTTGTATTTCATTTATCTGAGGGAAGTCTACATAAAAATGAAAATCTTTAGGATGTTCTGCATTAGTATCAGTTTCAGAAATATATTTAAGAGATAATTTTAAATTACGTTTAGCAGTAGGATACTCTGTAGGATTTCCTTCAGAATCATAAGGAATTATATTTTTTACTGCAAATCCGTGTTTATCATTATCATAAGGGCAAATGATATCTTCATGCCCTTTTTTAGAAATGGTTAAAGAAGCACCATCCCCAGTTAAAGTATAAGAAAAATCGTCAGGTTTAAAAGCTATATTATCCTCTTCTTGTATATCAAAATATAATGTATAAGAAATACTCCCATCCTCTTTATTTTCTTCATCTATTTGAGCATAGTATAATTTAAACATGTTTTTCAAAGACATTACGTCACAAATAAATGCAAGTCTTTCAGATTCTTCTTTAGGAATAAAGTTTTTAGAAAACTCATTTAACTTATCACTTAAAGATCCCATTGTAATAAGATCTAATGGTTTAATATGATCTTTATAATTAGTTTCTGTAATTTCTTCATTAGTTATTTCTAATTTATGGAAGGAAGAATCTTCTCTACAATAAATAATAGCATTTGGGACTAAAGAGCATTTACAAATTTTATCTTTATTTACTATATCTACTAAATGATCTACTACGATGATACCATTTCTAATATATTTATTATCTAATACATAATTATTATAATCAGAATATAGAGGGGATATAATTTTAGTCCCAATATATTTATTTCCCATTAAGCAATCCTCCAATTATAAAATAATAAAATAAACACAATATTACTACCATGTCAGATTAAATCTGACATGGTAGTTTTTTATTTGCCTTTTACATTGTCTTTATAAAATTGTTCAAATTCAGATTTCTTTTTTACTAGATCCATAATTTCACTATATACTTCTACAGGCACATATTCTAATTTTACTATAGTATCCCTCACATTATTATACCCTTTATCTATTTCTAAATACAAAGTATAAAAAGCGATAGCATCTTTATTAGAATAATAATTGTTTATGCCGATATCCATTTCATTAACTAAGGCATCAGATGTACTAATTATTAGATTACAAATAAGATAATCATTATGTTTATTATGATTATTCTTATTTATGTCTATATTAATATTGGCATCTATTCCTTCTATAGAGCTGGAATCATTAGTAGATTTAGATTCTTCCTCTTTATTAGGATTAGAAGAATTGTAAAGATGAAATAGTTTTTCAAATAGAGAAAATATTCCATTTACAGAAGTTAGTAGTTTTATGAAATCTGATCCAAGCAATCCCAAAATCAAAGGCGGGATGAGAATAAGTCTAGGGGATATAGCCATTACAAATGGAGCAGTAGCTATAGATATAAATGTATCTACAATAGCATTAGTTAGTATTTCAGATATTAGTTCTCTTATACTATGCTTAGTATTGTTTTTATATTTAAAACACAGTACATGAATCGAAGAACCAAAAAGAGATATAGTTCCACATAATAAAAGTTCCAACAGAGTAATCTCTAATATTAATTCATTATTAAAGTTATTCATAAATTAGAGTTCCTCCAATTCAAAAATATGCTATTTATCCCCCAGATTTAATTTATCATCTACTTCCTTGTTAACTTTAGTTGGTGCAATTTTTTCTTTATTAATAATTTCTTTAGGTAGTGAATTATCTTCAATTCCATAGGAGCCAGATGGACTATTGTATTTACTATTAATAAATTTATTAGTAGTCTGAATAGCAGCTCCTACAGCTCCTGTATAGGTAGCAAATACAGCATACCCTCCCCAATCTATATTATTATACAATAGATAAAATGACCCAACCACAAATACTAAATAACTAAAAAAAGCCATAACCCTTGTAAGTGATAATATATTATCTTCAAAAAACAATTGATTTAAAAGTCCTCTTTTTTTTCTCAAGCCATTACCTCCTATTACCTCTTTCTATAATAAACTTATTTTTATGTTTTTTAGGCCTATAGGGGTATACCTGTCTACATTTTAGTAAATCTAGAATAAGGGGTATAAAATATTATGATAGAAATCATAATAGTTTCAATACTTGGGTTATTATCTTTTTTCATTTTTTCATGTCTAATTTTATCTGAAATCGTTTCGTCTATGAGTAAAGCAAATCTGAATAAACAAGTATTATCTATACTAAAAACTTCTGAGAAGAAGATGAATAAAGAAAAGATAGATATAGATTCTCTTGATAAGGAGATACTTATCATAAAGGATAATACTATAAGGATAAATAAAGATATACAAAAAATAAATGATAAATTAGATAAGTTGATATAATCTGGTAGGCATATAACAATGCCTACCAGCAACATTTTGTTAATATGAAATCTGATAAGGAGATATAGTTTTATGGCAAAGATAAAAATTATTCCTATCGGCTATGATAATAAAAGTGTATATAGAGAAGATATGGCATTAAGCGATGGTAAATTTGCTGCCTCTACTCCTTTTATTATCTTATCTAATAAACCTATACCGAAACATGTTAAAAGTTACTTTGAATTCAAAGTAACTGATTTTAAAAGAAATGAATTATATAGACACTTACCTCTTTATGTAGGAATACATAAAGAACCATCTTCTGGTATCTTATCTACTGATTTTAGCTTAGGTAGTATTTATTATACAAGAAGACAAGACTTTGAAACCTATGAGCAATACAATAAGTCTGCATATTGTGAACATTATAAAGTTTTGGGTAAGAAAGAAAGAATCCCTTCTAAGAATGATATTATAGGGGTAGGGATAGATCCAGACTATAATCAAATAAATATCTTTGTAAATGGTCATCCTTTCTACTCTTTTGCTCCTAGAGAATTTGAAATCAATGATGAAGATGATTTCTATTTTACTATATGCTCTAGAGTATTTGAAAATATAGGTGGATATATCAATTATGGTTCTGCTCCTTTTGAATACAAGCCAGATGGATACATTAGTCTAAATCAATATTATTTTGAACGGTATCCATTTAATCTAGAGATATTAGGAAATGTTTCATTTTTATCCAATGATAATGACACCAATAATTATTATTCTAATAGAATAAAATATGGTGTAGAATTTGGAATGACAGTTCATGTAGAAAATGATTTAGCCCCTTTAGGTTCTAATTTAAATGAAAGAAAGACGTATATAGAACCTAATCTTGGAGATGTTCAATTATACGATCCTAACAACAAGAATTCATTTATTATATATTCTGAAAATCAGAATCCTGCAGATCATGCTTACTTCCCATATCCTATTCCTTCTGATCAAAAGATTTATTTTGAATTCAATTGTAAAGAAGCACCTATGGATAATGGATATGTTGGATTGCCAATACAAATAGGAATCGCAGATCATAAAGAAATAGAAAAATCTATTGCTGATCCTTCTTATAAATCTTTCTCTATTGATTTATTTAGAAAAGATTATAATTACTACTATGCTAATGTAACCCTTAATGATAAAACTATTCATTATCCTATAAGAACTGTATATGGGCCTGTATATCCTATGGAAGGAGATACTATAGGGGTATTATTAGATCTAAAAGATCAAACTATAAAGATTTATAACAATAATACGTTATATATGACTGCAGATTTGAATGAATACTTAGGATATGCTGATGATACTAGAACTTTTGTATCTAGTGAAAAGAGTAAAATATATTTTAATGATATTCATGAAAACTACTATTTCTTTGTAAAAGCATATACAGATTCATTTACTGGTAATGGTCATATGCTATTTAATCTTGGAGAGCCTGAGAATAAAGATCCTTTAAAATATCATGCATTGTATGATAATAAGGATATTATGACCTATTGGTATTATTATAATTACAATATAAGAAAATTGTATTATAAAGATTTAGAGTTTATTCTTACTACTCTTCCTTACCATATCAATGTATCTAAGAACATTACATGTTCTATCTATGTAAAATCTAAATATGATGGTAATGATTTAGATTTTGGTCCTGGATTGAATATGATGTATGATACTTATAATATTATATCAGATAGTGAAGAAAAAGCAAATGTTCCTGATCTAAATGCATTTGAGTTCTATGAATTAACTCATAATAAAGTAGATAATGATCAGAATAAATTTATTAAAGATATAATCATGTTTGCTAGTGTTAGAATAGATAAAAAGGTAGAAGAATACAATGAAATGATTCTATCTTCTGATAGATTCTTGTTTAGATATGCAGATATTGAACAGGATCTATTGATTGGTAATTCATATATATCTAAAAATAAATATAATAAAGATATTTTATCTTGTAATTTTAATTACATTAATAGAATTAAAGTTACCTTAGTAGGCAATGAAGATTTTAATATAATAGCAACAACCAATGATGGGATAGAACATACAGAAGACTTTTATATGATTCCTTCTTCTGATACTACTATAGAAGTACATACAAAACCTAAAAAAGAGTATTCTCTCCAATCAGAAGAGCCTTATTATGAATATAATGATGATGCTGAACTAAATACTGGCAAAAAAATATATGATGTTCAGAGTGATATAGAAATAAGACTCTTAACCCCTCCTACTTTAAAATATTATCTTAATGCATTTATAACTGGTCATGATAGGCACCATGATACATTTTTCCCATGTGACAAGATATTAGATGATTTTACTCAAAGAAGATTAAAAGAAGTAAAAATTCCAAAAGGGGTAAATAAATTAAGAGTATATTTTATACATGATCCATATACTCATGATGAAAGAGTCTATTTTGAAAATGCGGATAACTATATTTCTGTATTAAAAAGATATGGTGTAGAAAAAACTTTGCGTGAAGATGGGTTATTAAATGATAAACCATTTGTAGGGTTATATTATCATTATGCAAGTGTGTCTTTGGGTATATTTGATTCGTCTAATGCTATACAATGGTATGATACAAAAAAACATAAAAATTTACCACCTCCAATTGCTCCATTTACATTAAAAGCATTAGATAATGATTATATATTTGGCCAAGGTACTTGGAAAAAAGGAAATGCTATTACAGGAAGTCATTGTACGTATAAATGTACAGTCGGTATAACTCCAGAAAAAACATATAAGATTATGAGTCTTGGCCCAAATAGAGATGTGCAATATGGTTTTTTCTTGTATTATGGTCCTGAAGTCAAAGATGATGTAGTTGATATTGCAGATTATTAAACTAATTATTGGGTAGTAGGTCTTAGCCTACTACCCATTCTTTTTACAATTCATCAAAAGCACGTGTTCCGGTAATTACTAAAGGAAAATCCATATTAGCATTAGAATTTACAGCTCTACCATTTCGTTGATCAATTCTCATATTATCTAATAAGAATTCTGCAGGTCTTTCAATACCAGGAATAGATTGACCTGTTTGTACATTTACAACGTCAAAATACTTTGATCCTGTGGCTTGATTATATACAACAACCGTCTGAATACTAGGATCTTTTTCAGAGATCATCTTTCTTTGTACAGGACTTAAGTTTGCTCTATATTGATTAAAAGAAGTATCTATATTAGCTGTACTACCATCAACAGTTACAATATCTGTCAAGGATACATTTGTACTAGCAACCCCAGGAGTTCCAACATTAGATGTTTCTATTTTGCTACCAGAAAGATTTACTCCAGTATTAATAGACTGAGGGGCTAAAGGTTGATTAATCATCGGTAATCCATATTTAGGTGCATTAAGCATTGCATAATATGCATCTGTAATAACCTTATCAGAATTTTCATCCTTAACATCTTTCATCATCTGTTCTTTCTTAAGTGCAATATCATTAATCTTATTTCGAATTGCATCTAATTCTCGAACAGCAGAAATCTTGGTATTTAAAATACCCATTTGAACTCCCATGAAGTTAGACATATGTTGAAGACGCATCTTACCACCATACATCTTACTTCTTTTAAATTGAGCTAATTCTTCATCGATGTTTGTATAAATCATATCTGATTGAGCTATGGTTTCATACAACATCTTTCCTGTATCGCTATATCCTTTTTCTAATTCTTTAATTACTGCATTCTTTCCTTTTTTAGAAGATTTGTCTTCATCATCTACAATATTTGTATATGTGATTACAGGAGCATCTTTAGGAGGACGACCAGGTCCTCTTTTTCTTTTAGAAGCTAATTTCTCTTCTGTAGTATCTATTACAGTAGGTTCTGCAGAAGAATCTTTTTCAATAAGACTTTCTCCTGATAGACCATAAGTTCTTTCTTCATCTTCACTATCATCTATTAAATCTAAGGTAATAACCTCTTTTTTAGCCATAATACCACCTCTTAAGATTAAATTAATTACTAAGCTGTTATTTTGAGTAAACTTTAATTTAGCTACATATTATAATTATGAAGATATAAAATACTAGAAACTTAATTATAACCAATATATAGGAAGGGGACATAAAATGCTTTTAAAAGATGTAATCGGATATCCTGAAGGATCTAATCTTACTATAATGAATGTATTTTATACTAGACCTATTAGAAATGAAGAAACGGGAAAGTATGATAAAGATTATTTAGTTATTATATTTAAAAACAATGATACAGGAAAGAAAGAAATAAGAATAGATGTAGAACCTGAATATACTTGGTATTTATTAAAGAAAGAATATCAAACAGAACACAATCTTGCATTTATCGAAAAAGATAAAGTAGAACCTATTACTTGTAAGTATAAAGATATCAAATTATCTATTGCTAAAGAGACTGGTAATGAAGATCTCTATAAGCAAAATATGTATTCTGGTAATTTTAGATTGAATGATGCTTTTTTTGCACATCCTAGATCTTTTGCTGCAGATATGAATATATTGAATTATACAAGAAGTAGATTTGCAGAGATTTATAAGAATCCTGTTATCCCTATAGATATATTCTTCTTTGATATTGAATCAGATATCATCGATTCTATTTCTGATAATGTAACAATAGGTGAATGTCCTGTAAATACAATCACTGGATATTATTCAAAAACAAATACACTATATAACTTTGTTTTAAGAAATAAAAGAAATAAACAAATCCAAGAATTAGAAGATGATATGAAGAAGGATTTTAAAAAGTATAAAGAAAAAGTAAGATCCTTCATAGAATATGATCTTGGTAGTAAAGAGAAAGTAAGTAAATATAAACTAGATAATGTAGAATTATCTGTTGGGTTCTTTGATGATGAACTAAGTCTTATATTAGAATTCTTTAAATTAGTTCATTCATTATCTCCTGATATAGTAACAGCATATAATATTTCTTATGACTTACCATCATTAATTGAGAGATTGAAAGCAAATGGAGTAGATCCTAGAGATGTAATTTGTGATCAAGATATTCCTCCTCAATATAGATTCTGTGAATATATTCTTGATGAAAAGAATCTTAATAATCTTGAAGAACGTGGAGATTTTGCCAATATATCTGCAAGATCAACCTATCTAGATCAGATGATAACGTATGCATCTAGACGTAAAGGACAAAGTGCTATTGAATCTAATAAATTAGATTATGTAGGTACTTTAGAGTGTGGAGTAAGAAAATTAGATTATCATGAAATAACAACAGATATTGGAAAGTTACCGTATCTAAACTTCTATATATTCTGGTTATATAATATCATTGAC